TTACATATTCCTGACCTTGTTTAGCTATTTGTTTGCGTTCATCTTCATTTGCCAAATAATAGTTTATCAATTCAATTAACTCAGGAAATGTTTTCCACGTTCTTAAATGCTCTCCATCTGTAAAAGGCATAAATTGATATTCTTTAGCTAGGCATAAGCACCCTGATCCCATTATCCTTAATATCCTATCACTTGAGTATTTAGGCTCATCAAAATGGCTTAAATTAATACCTATCTTAATACCTCTATATGCTTTTGATTCATCTGCTTGACTATGATTAAAATTACCTGAGGCATTATTCCAGTTATTGCCATATACTCCGTACTGCCCTCTATAATGTCTATTTAATAACTCATTCATTTCTATTCTCATATTTGACAGTGGGAACATAGTATGTCCGTAATTATTGCCAAAAAAACCTATTTCTTTTAAGTTCAAAGCATTGCCCTCTGGAGTGTATATCTCAGCATCATAACCAATCTCTAAATAGCCTCCATTCTTAATATTATTTGCATCTCTTAGATTAGTAAACAAAGTGCGATCTACATACTCAGCCATTTCAATCATCCATTTTGGAGTTGCATCTCTTATATCTCCGTTCCAATTACAAATCCATGCTCCCGTCTTTTTCATTTCCTTGACAGTTTCTATTTGGATGATGTTAGGTGCTTGAATTTGCATGAATATAATATCAGGCTTAAATGCTTTAGCCATTGCAATAGCTTTGCTATTTACCTCCTTGTCTCCTGTGCTTAACTCTATGTAATCGCTTGAGTTAGCTAAAAACGCTTTGCGCATTGAATCAAAAGGAGGAGGACCAACGCATAAACCTAAATGGAAAATTCTCATAAATGTTAAGTTATAAGTTTACTTTTTAAATTATTTTATCAAGTTATAGGTTAAATATTTGTAAATATTTTTAACACTTTTCTTTTAATTACGTATAGCTTATGTTATTATGTTTCCATTCAGGTTGACCACATTTAGAGCATATTCCGTCTGTTGTATTACACAAAAACAATGTACAAATATATGCTGTCCCAGTAGTTCCAAATCCACTATATGAAACTTTTGAAATAACAGAACATTGACATTTCTCCACGCTTGGAGCATACACTACTAAGCAATTAGGGCATTGCCATCCCATGTTTTTATCTGTCATATTTTTCTAATGTTATCCCAATCTTTTAGGAAGTCTAATATTGATGGGTAATTTATTCGACCTGCTCCACACTTCCTACGGATGTGAATCCAACCATTTATGACGCCAATTCTGATTTCATACTCTTTGTGTTTGTATAATCCTTCCTGACCTATAAAATTGGCTTTGAACATAAAGCAAAGGTAATTATTTATATAACATAATGAAATAAAAAAAACCTGCCAAATTAATGACAGGCTTTTCATCCTTACACTTATTAACCAAAAAAATTAGCTAGGATTAGCGTTTAGAGATCCAGTTACGAATGCATCTGTGTAGTATATTGGTAATGCTATACGACCTTCAACACGAACTGTAATCTTGTTCTCACGAACGTTTGTACCATCCTCTTCGAAGAATCTTACAATTGGATTCTCACGTACAAATAGTTGCGCACCTTTTGACCAGTCACCAACTAAGTATTTAGAATCGCTCATTGCAGTAGACTTAAAGATAGGAACGCCTGAGATAAACATTTGACCATTTACTAAGTCAACTGCAACTCCACCCGGAAGAGTGTAGTCATTAGTAGTTCCTCTAGTAAGCATCAAAGCATAGAACTGCTCAGGACTAACAAGGATACCATTTGCAGAGTGATTGTTTGATTCAATTTGTGCAACTGAATCTAATAACTTCTCAACCTGAATGGTACGGAATCCTGTGTATGCCTCAGCATTAGTAATCAACCCGCCTAGATTTGGAGAAACACCAGATCCGTTAAGTAATTGATTATCTTCAGCATCAAGATACTGCTCTAACAAACGGCTTTGAAGATAAGATCTCATTGCTGAAATATCATCTAATGCCTTGCGAGTAATACGAAGGTAACCTGCAATAAACTCAGATGGTGCAACCTCTTCTGTCAAATCATAGTCAATTTGAGATTTTGTACCTGAATTATCTGCCCATGCTGCAACTGATCCCTCAGAACCTGTCTCTTGCAAGTAGTGAATTGCAGATGTGTTCATAACTCCTGTTGGAAGTAATGCTCTGATGTGCAACTTACGAGGAGCAGCAGGGATGATGCCCGGTAACATCTGAACGTTAGCAGCAGCTAAGTCAGTAATGTTAGCCAATGACATATCACCTACAGTCTTCAATTCCATTGCAAACTGCTTGATTTCTTTTCGGCGGAATTTCTCCAAATTATCAGAGTTCTCATCCATAGCAGTTGCAAATGCCTTATTGAAAGATACTGGCTCTTTGCTTTGTGCATCCATTTTGATTCTGTTGTTTTCTGATTTGGCTTCAAGCAATGCTTTGTCCATTTCATCTATACGAACATTTGCAGATTTTACTGCATCTTCTAATTTTGCATCAACTGCTTTAGTAGCTTCGCTGATTGCGTTTGCGATGATGGTCTTTGCCTCATCTAGTGTTTTAGCTTTGTTTGCATCTAGCAACTCCTGAGCCTTTAATTCTAAATTGTCCATTTTTTAGTTTTGTAAAACGTTAATTAAACTTGTTAATATATTCGGCTCATCTTTTACTGGAGTGACTAATGTCGGCTCTGTATCTAATAGTGAATTTTTACCTAAATTGAATGCCTCTAATTGGAATTGCTTTAATGCTATTTCCAACCTACCAAAGCCTTCGTCTGTCAAGCTACCATCTTTTAGCAACTTAATCATTTTTGCAACCTGATCATTTATCTCTGCCATTGTCAAAGACTTGAACCCTGTGAATGGAGTCTGAGGATTAGCGCCCAGAGTTACATTTGATCCTTCGTATAATTTAATCTCTTTGATCATGCGAATCCCTGTCTTTTGATCATAGTCAGATTTAATAGTTGAAAAACCAATCGAATGCTGAACTACAATTCCCTCAGCGTAAAGAATCATTGCATCTCTGCCGTATGATGTAGGTGCTATTTTACTCTCAAAGTATATACCTCTCTCCTGAGCCTCTAAAACCATAGGCTTACCATGCGGTTGGGCATAGTTATGCTGATTTAAAAAGAATATCTCATTCGATCCCATAGGACCACGCTCTGCGATTGTTTTTGTTGCGGCACCGGGCATGATAATATCATCATCATAATCCTCATTGCCAAAACTTGCAAAGTAGCCTGTAACTGTCATCCTTTCGGAATCCATGTCCTTTATCTCGGCATTGTAGTTCTTAAATTCTAATAATCCTTTCATCTTTACAAATATATTAATTTTTTAAATATCAAAATTATTCCGCATCTATCTGTTTTAATTTTCTAATTGCCCATTCAACTCCTGCCGTTCCACCCCATGCATCCCACATCAAACCACCGCAACCTTCTGTATAAGGAACATCGGCATGTTGCTGATGCCTTTTGAATGATGCCATTCTAGCGATTGTATCTCTTGACAAAGGCTCTCTATTTGCCAACTGCCTTGCTCTAGCTTTGCCCACAGGTGTACCGCATTCGCCCCATCCGTTTTCTTCTGCCCATTTTAAAGCACGTTTAGCATTATTTACCGCAGCATCTGGATAATCTGTATATGTTTTAGCTTTTAAGTCTTTTAAGTATGGAGGCGTTCTAGGCTTTAGTATTGGCAAACCATCTGAGTCTAATGTTGCTTCTGTAGCCATAACACAACGGCAATTTACAACCTCAGCAGCTGGTGCCGATGGATCACCCGGGTACATCATTGGAGTGATTCCAACTATAAAAGGTTGATTTATTTCAATAGGCTCCTGAGTCATTAATAAATGAGTTCTCCTAGTCCTTTTATCCTTTGTGTTAATCCAAAACTTTTTAACCTCGTAATCAGAACTCTCAGCACCCATGTTAATTCCAAAGTTGGCAGCAGTTGTGGATTCTGTTCTTGCTATTACTAAAGACCTTGCCCTGTTAAATGCAGGATCGTTTAGCGTTTCTTCAAACAGTTTAGCCTGATCTCGTCTAGACAAATTTTGTCCAATTACATTAGCTAAAACGTTTTTAATCTTATCTATTGTTGTCTCATCAATGCCTGTAACTTTATTACCTCCAATAAACCTAAAATATTCAACCATCTCAATATACCATTGAGGATTGAAGAAATCTGTAATAAAATCTTTTCGTGTTTTAGGTACTGAGTTACGTATCCAATCGTATGAGAATGTCGCAGCTGATACGCCAATCTTTGTATAGATTTTTTCTAATCCATCATATAAAGGTTTTTGATTTACTAAGAACTGAATGTAAACCTGTAGGTCATCAAAGTTAGTATCATCTATAAAATCAGTTATGGCTTTTGTCTGCTCATCTAATGCTCTCTTAATGATAGGATAAGCATAAGCCTCATACTCTTTATGTAGCTTTAAATAGGTTTTGTGGTATTTAACACTACTTGCCATTTATGGTTGCATTGTTATATGCCTGATCTAAAGACAACTCCTCAATAGGTACTAAGTTAGCAGGAA